GGACGCGCCCGAGGCCCATGTGATGGTTTGCCGTGCGTAGCCGCCGCTGGCGATTTCGTTGGTGCCGGTGGCGGAATAAGCGGTGTGGAGAGACGCCTTATCACTGGCGGCGAATTCGGTGTCCAGAATGGCATTTCGACGAGCGATTGTCAGCATTTTGTGTCCTTTCGTTGGGCGTAAAAACCCGCCGAAGCGGGCTGGGTTTTTTGGTCGGTTACTAGAGGGCGCCCGATGGCATGGGCGGATTACGCCCTATCCGCGCCTGTTCTTCTGGCCACTCAATGTCGGCATTAACAATGCCCCGCCTTTGCATTTCTGCGAAGAATGTTTCGTTACTCAGTAGCCCCGAGTTCGTGGCCTGCATCAGCATCGTTTCCGACACTCCGGTCACTGCGGCCGCGCCGAAGTCATCGAACACGTCAATATCGCCCTGGTCACCAAGCCCGGCCCACTCGGCCATAATATCGACGGCTTGATCCAGTGTGTCCTCCAGAATTGAGGCCATTGCAGAGAGTTGGCATTGCTGCTGCGCTGTATCGATAGACGATTGCGTCGCGGTAACGATCCCAGGCTTTGACACAAGCAATTCCGCGCCCATCAGGCGCATTTGCTCCTCGAGGTCTTGTAATGACGCATGGCCGGCAGCGATTGCCGCGCCAGAGTGTTCTACAAATTTTGCGTCCGCACCCATCGGGAGCATTAGAGCGGACTTCGCACCGATGATGATCTTGTCGTCATCGGTCACGCCGGAAATGGCCAGGATCGGCACTCGTGCTGTGTGCAGTATCGAATCCTGATCGCTGCTGCTTTGCCAATGCTTAATATTCAGATCGGCCAAATCCTCCAGTACAGGCGTGCCAGTCATAAACCCGGTGCGATTGGCGTAGTAGGTCACGAGCGGGATGAAGTTGAAGGTCGTTACACCTTTCTCGAACAGCACCCACTCGCCTTTCTCGGTTTTGCGGTAGGTCTGCCATTCACCGGGCGTCAACACGCGGATCTGCTCAACGTCTTTAGCGCCGAAATCCCCGTCGTCCTCTTTCACTGACTCAGTGAAACGAAGCTGCGCAAGCGTTTCCACCCCTTCCACTATTCCTGTCTTCCACCCCAAGACGCGCTTGGGCGTGACCTGCACAAGGTACGGGCGAATGCCGGCGGCGCGTTCATCGGCTAGGGTTTTGACCCCGGCGGCTCTCGGTAAATCTACGAGGACATGCGTTAGGCCGTACATCATGCCGGTCCGAAATATCTCTTGCGCGAACACATGAAAATTACGTCCGGCAAGGTCGATATTGTCGAACCATGCCTCCACTTTCGCGTCAATGTCCGACCACTTCAGCGGCTCGCTGAATGGCTTGGCGGACATGTTCCCAACGGTGCGCGCCAGGGCATTGAACAGCGTGGAAGTGGAGATGCGGAAGTCGTAGCTGGCCTGATCTTCTCGCGGCCATTGGGGCAGATAGCGCGTGCCTGCCGCACGCATGGCCTTGGTGCCGCCCATAAGGCAGTCGATTTTGTCCCATCCTGCGGTCATTGCCTGCGACTCAGCAGAGGTGTCGTTGACTTTTGTCATTGGCGTTTAGATGTGCAAGGTTTGCAAAATAGCAGTACGTTTAACGATTGAATAGCGATACACGAGCATATAAGTGGCTGCGTCGACCACATGATCTAGCCCGCCGCTTTTGTCTGGCTCGCCGTTTTTGTCGTATGCTTGCTTTTCAAGCGCCTCAACTAATTGCGGGCATTTTTCAGGGTTCACGCGGTAACGGCGCTTGCCGTCCTTGTGGATCATGGCGTTGGCGCTCAAAACGCGGTCCTTAACTCTTGGGTTTGCTGCGTTAACACAAACACGAAAACCGGCAGCCCTCAACAGCGACAAATCTGACTCGCTGGCGTTATTGCTCTTTCGGCTACCGCCCGATGCGTCTGGATATACGTTGATCTGGTGACCGGCATAGTCGCGTTTCAACAGCGCAATCATGGCCGGCGTGTCGAAAACATCAGTAAGCTCCGCCACCGCGTGCGGATCGTCGCCGCGCAGAACATGCACGACAGCGGCCATCTTGCTGACGTTGAAGTCGAGGCCAACATGCAGCGCATCGCCTTGCTCCGCCGTCTCGCCGGTGGCATTAAGTGCGCGGTCAAACTCGGCGTAAACGCTGCCGGCCGTTAGATTGACGAATTCCCCGTCGAGGTAGGCCGCCAGCAGGTTTGCCGGATAGCTGTTGCGCAGATTGTCGATGTAGCCGGCGGGGAGGTTCGCCGCGTTGTCCTCCGTTTTGGCTTTGAACAGCGCGTACCCTGGCGCTTTGTTCTTTACCCACCGATCCCAGACAAATTTAAACCCTTCCGGCGTGGTGGAAACCGCGACCGTGTTCGGCACCGCCAGCCCGCTCGCCGTAAAAGCTTTTTGCCTGTTGCGCGCAATGACTTTATTCCAAACGTTTCGCGCTTTTTCCACCGGCAACACGTCCAACTCATCGCAGATGGAATGCGCCACCTCAAACCCGACGATCCTGTCGGGATTGTCCATCGTGCGGAAGATGATATCCCCGATGTTGGTCGTCATCCGCGCCGCCTGGCGGTTCAGCTTGTATGGCAACTCCAGCCGGTCAAACATAGCCGGGAACCGCTTGTAAGCAATGTCCTCGACTAACCCATAGGTCGGCAGGTAATACGCCACGTCCTGCCCAGGGCACAACCGCTTAAGCCGCATGATGCGGGCAATTGCCGCTGCGCTCTTGCCGGATCCGTATCCACCAACGTAAGCCGGGAAAGCGTCAGCGCAGCGTACGAACGCCTCCTGCGACGGAGTAAAGCTCATCCAAGAAACGCTTCATCCGGTAACGGCTCAAGCGTGCGGGTGGTTACAGTCGCGGTAACGCTGCTGGCCGTTGTAGCCAAACCGAGCGCCAAACGCTCCTGATTCACAGCCTTCTCATGCGCCGATGCCATTGAGTTCAGTTCAGACGGGGTTAAATCCTTGGACAGAAACGCCGCCGCTTTCTTGCGAATGGCCCGCGCAACCATGATTGTTTCCTCGTTGCAGCGCGCCGCCCGGTCTATTTGATCCGCCTGTATGCGCTCTGTAGCCTTCTTCTCAATCTCTGTAGCCAGCCTGTAACGTTCGTCTACCCATTTGTCGGCGCCGGCCTTGGCGCGCACCGTTGCCGGGTTTGCCTTGCAATGTGCCGCCACGTCCCCAAGCGTGCGGGTGTGGTCGGCCATGAACCATGTCTTCGCTGCCGCCCAATCAATGCGCTTTGTGGTCTGTTTTGGTTTGCGGGCTGTGGTCATAAAAAATTTCTTGCAGTTCTTTTTGCTTGGTATAGAGTCGCGCACATGGACACAAAACTATCAGCCGTAACCGCCGCAATGGAATCGAATAACTGGCAGCGCGCCATTGCGCTTGCCGCTAAATTTCCCCGCCTCGGCGCTGAACGTAACGCCATCCTTGACGCGCACGGCGCATACACAAACCCGCGCTTTATCGCGCAAATGGGTAAGGATGTCGAAGCCCTAAAGCTCGTCGGCATCGCCGCCCTCCGCGCCCGCTACAGCCGCGAAGCAGTCGTCTGAAATCTCCACATCGCCGCAGGCTTTTGCGGCCTTCTTGCCGTCGCCCTTGACGAAAACAAGAATGTTCTGGTGCGTCTTGCCTAGCTTGCGGCTGGCGCTGAACTGCTTGCCGGCACGGATCGGCAGCGAGCCGACGCAGGTTATCAAGATTGCCTCGTTGTAATAGTGCAGGCCCGCATCACGGAACGCCTGCACGGTATCGCCCACGAAGTCGATGTAATTGCCCTTCTTGTCCCGTACCTCGCCCACCACGCACACGGCGAAGCGGTCATTTTTCAGCCGGGCGCAGGCTTTGGCGATGATCTCAAAATACACCGCCTTGAAATCGGCGTAGGCCATCGTGGATAGGTCCAGCGGGTTGTCGCTGTAAACCTCCAGGTCGGCATAGGGCGGGCAGGTAAACACCAGATCAGCGTCCACGTCCGCACAGGTTCGGTCAATCATGCGGCTGTCCCCCGCTATCCATGCGGGCGGGTACTCGGCATCGCTGCATACCTCGTCGCCCTGCAGCCGGTTTGCGGCCACCTGTTCCTCGCGCAGCTCGTGCCCGATGTACTGCCGCCCCAGCTTTGATGCAACGATGCCCCGGACGCTGCCGCCCGCGAACGGGTCAAGCACCAAACCGCCTACGGGCGAAAACCAGAGGTAGGACAACTCGCACAGTACAGGATCGAAAATGCTGGTGCCGCTTGTGCTTTTGTCTGTATCTTCAAAGCCGCCCGCGTACTTCATTGCGTTTGCGCTGCCGGAGGTATTGCTTTTCATACCCCCCCCCGCCTTCTGCTTCATTATGGCGTTCAGTTTTGATTGCCCCGTGTAGCTAACCGCTTTTTCACTCATTGCATTGCCCGCCCGCGCCCGTCGCCGCGCGCCTTGTTCTTGCTGTAATTCATGGCTGGCCTCGCGCTGCCGCCCGGTTCCGCTCGCGCTGCCGCCCGGTTCCGCTCGCGGTACAGGTTTAGCGTGCCGTGCCGCATCGCCTCCGCATTGCCCCATGTTAGGCCGTTCATTTGCCCCCGCTGATACTTGTCACTTGGCCCGGCGTGGCCCCACGCCCCCCCCCCGCCGCCGCCCGGCGATTCATCGCCCCGGCCTAACTCGGACTTAATGCCCAGCGCCAGCCATGCGCGCTTGCGGTCTTGCCACCAGCCCTCGCGGGCGTTTAGCACGGTAAAGGGCGGTATTAAGAAACGTGCGGCCAGGCTACCCGCGCCGGATGGCTCGCCGGGTTCCTTTTCGTCGTCCTCATCGCCCGGCGTCAGTGCGTCAATTTCTTCTTGCGTGAAGCCGGTCAGCTCCAGATCAAAGCCCAACTCGCCAAGCTCTGAAAGCTCCAAGGCCAGCAGCTCGTTATCCCAACCAGCGTTTTCTGCAAGCCGATTATCGGCAATCACATACGCCTTGCGCTGCGTATCGGTCAACCCAGCCAGCATAATCGTCGGCACAACGTCCAGCCCCATCTTGCGCGCTGCCAGTACCCGGCCATGCCCTGCAATGATGCCGCCGTCCTGGTCAATCAAAATCGGGTTGGTAAATCCGAACTCCTTGATGCTGGCTGCGATCTGGGAAATTTGCGCATCACTGTGCGTGCGGCTGTTATTGGCGTACGGAATCAAACCATCGATTGGCATGTACGTGACCTCTAAGGCTGGTTTCAAAATGATCT